AGAAACAATACCAGATTCATTGATAAAGCCCTCGGAGCCCCGATTATGCCAAGTTTCAATAGTAAAGTCACCGGAGCCAAAGTTAAAGTCTTCGCTATCGGCAGCGGTCACGTAGCCGGAACTGGCCTTACTGAAGAAGCCGCTTGCAGTGCCAAACTTCTTGGTGCCGGTTTCTAGCTTTGCGGTGCCAACTCTGGTCATTGTTCTTGCAGCCAGGCTGGAGTCGGTGAACGTAGTGCTGTTGTTGGCACCATCCATGTGCAGCAACAACACGACGTTTGAGGCGTAGGGATCAGTCGGCGGTGGCAACGTCAGCGTTGCAGCTTGACCAATCAGCGTAAAGGTGCCCGCTTCCGCGGTTAGCACTTTCATCAGCTTGGACCCAGCATCTGCGCCAGTGACCAAGAATGTGGTCCCGTCCGCCTGCATTGCTGTGCCTTTGAACTTGCCAGCAACTTGGCCGTCAAGCACAAAGGAACCTCCCTCAGCTGTCAACGCCGCATATGTGCGACGCTTTGTCGCGTCTTGCCCAACAACGTTGAAGGCCGTTCCTTCAATTCGCCAGACACGGTTGCCAATCGATCCAGCAGGCAACCCATCAAGAACAAAAGCGCCAACGCCAGCGCGTAGCTTGATCGGCTGCGCAGCCCCTGTCAGCACAAAGCTGCCAGCATCAGCCGCCAAGCGGTAACCAACCGCAACCCTAGTGTGCGTCACTACTGCGGCTGTTTCAGTGCTTCCGCCAATGGCATAGGCATAATCACGCGCCACCAACAGCGTCCTTGTCACGCCTCTCAGTGACACAATTTCGTTCCATGGCGGGACCACTGCGTCAACTGTTGAATCCCCCCCTGCGTCAACAGCTGGCAACGGTGGGAACGTCGTAATGCCAGGAGCCACTGGCACCCACGCTGTCCCTGTGCCACCTGCTACGCCCCAGAACAGCGCATCCACACTGCACACAATGCCACTAGGGCCAAAAGCCCAATTGATTGCATTGGTGCGGTACTGCACCATCAGCGACCCGTCGCTCAAATACAAGGGGTCAAATGGTGCTGCCGGCATTTTGCTTGGATGCACCTGCAGGTTTACGCCATTGCGGTTCCCTAGCAGCAAACGGTTTTGAATACGCCCAAAACGCAACGCTTTGGCCTCTGCGTCCCCTTTGACAATGAAACCAGCAGCTGTATGCACGTCGTCGCTTTGATACGGCATTGAGAACGACACAAACCGTTCTGCACTGGCTGACCCCATGGCATACGCCAGCTGCGCCGTGCTCTCCACCACGGTTCCAGTTGCTTGTCCAGTACGCAATGCCCTAGGAGGACGCACCTGCCCTGCTACCCCACCACGCCCTGTCTGAGTGCGGACTTGGCTGTCTACCATCACCAGCACGAGAGATACATTATCAAGCCAAGCGGACAATGCCGTAGCTGTTTCAAACGGGGCCAATTCTTTGATTGACGCTGTGCCTTGCTGCCCGCCAGCAGTCAATGCCCAATTTTGGTAAACCGTCGTTGTAACCTTTTGACCCTCTACCGCTCGCTCGTATGTTTCCCCAGGCTTCAAGGACACAAAGCCAAGTCGCTTTGCGTAAATGTTTGAGTAGGTAACAACAGTCCTTTCAACTAAAACATTGCCGCTGCCAAAGCTGACGTAACTTCCGTCATATACAAAATCAACGCCAAGCCCTCCAGCCCATTTGAAGAACGGCTCATAAACTTCGCTGATCTGCTCGGTTAACTCGCCCTTATTGTCGTATTGATACGACTCGCTTCTGGTAATAGTCCCCTCTGTTTCGCCGGCAACAGGAAACCCTGCGCTTAGCAACTGAGCGCAGTAACTGTTAGCAGATTCAGCCAGGATTGTGCGCTGAGTTGTTTTGCGGCTGACGACCCTGTTGCTTAAGTCAGCACCTTCACCTCTTAAGCTTGAAATGACACAAGTGGTATTGTCCCAGCTTGCATCGGTCCCGTAGGTTGTTTCTGTGCGGCTATAGGGAACAAATGTAAAAACATTTACAGCGCTACCCCCTGTTGTTGTCGTGTACCGAACTTCCACATTTTGAGGGGAACCCGTAACCTCCTCCTCTTCCCAGTTGCGCTTTTTGTCGCTCCCCTGATCAGTTGCGTCAACGTCGCCGCTTAACTTAAGCGAGTTGTATCGGACCACCACAGCTTCGCCCGGCAGCCCGCCTACCCCAATGGCGTCCAGGTCGATCAGGTTGGTTGTGTCAATCACTGGACCCTTGCCGCCCTCTGCTATCAAGTCGCGTACTTGCAGCACCTCATTACTGTCTAAGTATCCAATGAAGCTTTCTGAATACAACAGGTCAGCCAAAACCTGAACGTATCCTGCGGATAGGTCAAACTTCTCAGTGTTAAATCGATTAGTTAACGGGATGCTGCTGGCCGTGATTCCTAACTTTGTTAGGCACATTTGCATTACCCCGGCAGCATTAACCGGAATTGTCACCACGCTATTTGACGGATAATCGCGGTAACCGTTCAGACATTGTTGCTGTCGCCCGCTAGTCTCCGCAGCCAAGCCGTCCACCGTTGGCGCAGGCGTCACGTCTGCCTTATATACCAACATGCAGCCCAGCTCCACCTTGGTGACCTGCCGAAACGGATCAGCAAAGCTGCTAAGCACTCGCAATTTGCGCGGTACTGTCGTTGTTATCCCGTCACGGCTATAACTAAAAGTGACGGCAGTGCCGACCACAGGCGTCAGCACGCCTTTTAATTCAACGCTGCCCTTTGTCTTGATCAGTCCATTGCTTTGAATGTAGTCGTCACTAATGTTGCCACTGATCAGGTCGCCCAAGCTGCAGGTAACAACAGCGCGAATGTCAACGGCCATTAGCGTGCCTGCCCCACGCTGATTGAAACGGTGTAAACGTCAGCCCTAGCACCGCCCACAATTTTGGCTTGCGCCGATACCGTTGGAGCGCTTACTGGAAACCAATCACCAGCCGCAGGGCGCGTAGCAATCGTCGTTTCAATCCATGCCTGAATAGCTGCCCATCCTGCAGCTGTAGTGTCCCCTTCAATTTGCCGCACTCGTGTCGCTGCCATTGGACCAGTGATATAAGTTTCGCCGGTTGCGGTCAAAGCCATTGACGGCATGTCCTGGTACGTCTCTGGTGGTTTGCGCAAGTCCAGCGTGGTAGTTCCCAGCGTCCAAGTGCCGTAATAGTAAACAGCGCTAGCCTTTACCCCTTCAGCCTGCAACACCTGCAGTGCTTGCCCTGCGTCTACCAGCTCAACGGTGGCCTGGATATACCGCCCTACCTGTTCCCCTGATGGCGCACTAATGAACCAGCATGGCACCGTTACCCATGAGACCGTATTGGCACTAGCCGAGACGACTACGGTGGTTCCGACGCTGTTACTTGTTGCACTATCTGGATCCTGAATCCGCGTATTACGCCAGTTGTCGTAAACGCCCAGCAGTCCGTCCCATTCAGCAGCTGTCAGGAGCGCCCCAATGATTATCTTGCGAGCGGTCAAGCCTCGACGAGTGTCCGTCTCGTCGTAGCCAAATGGTTGCGCGGTGTACTGGTTGCCGCTATAAACCCATGTGCCGATAGTAAGTGTCATCAGAAACCTCGGTTGAGAGCATTCAACACGCCCTCATCACTAGAAACCTCTCGGCCGTTTACGTAAACGTTCCAATCTTTTTTTGCCAGCGACATCAGTGAACTAGCCGTCTCGTCTAGTTTGACGCCTAAATCAGCAAAGCCGACACCCAACTGCTCTTGCACTTTGGCCACATTGTCTTGGGCTTTTGAGTATTGATCAAAGCTGGAGTTGATGCCTTCAAGCTTAGACGCCATATCAAGCAGGTCTTGATTGGTTTTGACCCCAGCCAGCACGGCTTGATTGTCATACCGCCCCGTAGCAAGCGATTTGTTCAGGCTGCTGCGTGCCTCGTTGATGACGCTTTCTCGTGTGCTTCTATTCAGCAGGTCTAGGTTGCTACGCAGGGTGCTGCGCAGACTCTCACCAGCCGACTTGAGTTGATCGGCGGCCGACTGCGCCGCAGACTTCATTGCCTCACCGGCCGAAATCATGGCTGTCTTCAGATCAGCCCCAGCCGCTTGCGCTGCAGCCTCAAGCTTTGCGGTGCCGGCCTCATTACCCGGCTGCGCTGCTGATTTATCTGCCGCCGCTCTGGCCTGCACGTATTTGGCGCGTGCCTGATCAATGGCAAGCTGTGCCTCTGCTGCTTGCCGCGCCGGGCCATCAAGACCTGCCAATGCTTGCGCGGCCTTCAGCCGCTCCTGGGCAGGCTTGAGCAGCTTGTTTTCGGCCTCCGTCCTAGCTGCCGAGATGGCTAGCAATCGCTGGGATTCAGCCGCTTCTGCGTTGATATCAACTGCACCGCGCTTGCGCAGCTCGGCCAGCTCACGGGTCTTCTCAATGACGCCTTCAATCTGCTGCGTATTGGCAAAGCCAGGATTCTTGATTCCTTTAGCTTTAAGTGCGTCGTACCAAAGCGCCCGCATCTCCTTGGACGACAGGTTTGCTTCCTTGCCAATCAGCTTGAGCGACTCAACCGCATCAATTGCCGTATCAGGAATAATTCCGAGAAACCCAGCGCCACCCGTACCAAAGCCCAGTTGATCCGCTGAGAACTTGCGGCCAAGCCCCTCGACAACTGCCTGCAGGTTCTTTACCTGCTCAATCACCGTGGGAATCAGGCTTTCACCAAATGCCGCTTGCAGTTCTTCCCAAGAGTTTTTCAGTTTCTGGAAGCTCTGAGCCGTCGTTTCAGCGCCGCCTGCCCCGGCAGTCATTTCGTTCAAGCCTTTGGTCAAGGCAGGGAAAAACTGAGTTGACGCCAGCTGTCCAGACTCGACCAACTTGATCAGATCTTGCTGCATTACGCCCAGGCCCTTGGCGGCAGCAGCAAAGGCAATGGGCAGGCGCTCACCCAACTGCCCGCGCAATTCTTCCATCTGCACGGTGCCTTTGGAGGCAACCTGCTGCAGCGCCAAAAGGCTACCGCTGATCTCATAAGACGACAGACCAAGCGACTGCCCGGCCTTTGCCACCGCGGCAAACAGCTCTTTCTGCTGCTCCAGCGGCACACCAGCACCAGAAGCGGCAGCGGTAAAACTGGCAAACGCCCCAGCCAGATCCTTGAAGCTCAGGCCCAGCTGATCCGCCAACCCCTTGGTAAAGCTGATCGCCGCGCCGGCGCCATCTTTGCCAAGCGTATTGGCCAGCTTCCTAGTAATGGTCTCTAGTTGTACGGCTTCATCAATTGCGCCCTTCAGAAAAGCGCCTACCCCGGCCGCAGCGAACAAGCCGCCCAACGCGGTGGACAGCCCCACCGTGGCGCCATTCAGTCGGCCAAATGCTGATTGCGCACTAGCAGCAAAGCCTTCAGCTTGCGCTTTGGCCTTGTTCAGTCCTGCCTGAAAAGCCGTGTTATCAACGCTTAGCTGTAGCTGCGCTTCCCCGAGACTCCCTGCCACAACTACCGTCTTTAGCTACTCCTAGTTTCCCCAGCGCCGGGAACCTATAGAAAGAGGCGGCAGCAGTGGCATCTGCGTTAACAGCACTAAAAAACGCAACCGTCGTGTTTACCGTGGCCGATGCCGGCACCACTGTGGACCCAGACACGGGCAACGTGTTAGCTAACACCGCCACGCTGAGCTACGACCTGTACCTACGCAAAAGCGGCAACAGCGAACGCAGCCAACCTGGCGTTGATGTCATCAGCTGCACCTACGAAGGCTATTGCATTGCCCCGCAAGCCCTTGATTCGCGCATCCGTCAAGGCACAACAGCAACGCTAACCTTCTCGGCTGACACGCCAGAAGCGTGCGTCGTTGACGATTTGCGTTTTAGTTACGGCACCACCGGACTGCTTGGTTCAACTCTCCAGCAGGTCCTAGGCGACAAGATCCGCCTGTCGCGCTACTGGCAGCAATAAACAGGGCAGGGGGGGGCATCAGCCCTCCACAACTGCCCGGCCGATGGAGTCACCACATCGGCACGGGCATCTTACTCAACGCGCTACTTACGGGGTAACAGTCGCCTCAGTCAGGACATACGGCCCATAACCAACAAGGTCAAACGAGCATTTGGCCACATTGCCAGCCTGAATATCCTCTGAAAAGTTTGCGACCGAAGCAACGCCAGCGTGCGTCTCAGCGGTAGACGTTCCAGTGGAAACAGCAGGCTTGGGTGTTTCACGGAACCACTCGATCATCACACCAGTGGCGCAATCACGAGAAGCTTCCTTAAGCAGCTTGTACCCTGCGTCAGCTGTATCGATGTTTAGCTCACAGCTAATGGTATAGCTGTTGGCAGTGACGATCTGCTGTTTCCAGCCGTTGGTGGAAGTATCGTAAGTGATCACTTCCTGAGAATCGCTGCTGGAGCTGATGCCAGCGTTTGACAGGTTTTTGATTTCGGTCAGGCCGGTCGCTGCCGTGGGAGCCGTTGAGGCGCTTGTCCCTTTCTTGGCAGAGAACTTGTACCCGAAGGCGTTAAAGAAACCCATGGCCCAAACGGTTGTGTTTGCCTAGGTTTCCTATCCTGCGTCCTCAGCCTCAAGCACTTCCATCGGCGTTGGTCGTGAGCAAAGGTGCCCTTCCCATTCGTTTTGCTCGTGGTACATGCCAGCAGTAGCAGCCAATGCCAAGCGCAGCTCGTCTCGGCTAGCACCTAGCAGGTTCATCACTTCCGCGATGCCATATCCCTGCGTCGCCAGCTTCCTGGCAGCCTGCCCAAGCTGCCGAACCTTGGCGGGCGCTTTGACGTGCCAGTTATGGTCACGAATGAAGTGCATGATCGTTCCCTCGCAGAACTTCGTCAGCAGGGTTGAAAACTTGAACCCAAGCGTCGGGTCAAATGCTCTACAGGTTTTCAGGAACGCAACATCGATGCAGCTATAAACGTCGAGCTTGTCTACGGACGGATACTTGACGCACATTTTGCAACCCAACAGGCGCAGCAGCCCTTGATGCTCAACGTACATCTCACCAAAGCGCCGACGCTCTTCTGCGCTTAACGGTTCGGCTAGATGGTTAGACGATCGCCGCTTGGGCTTTTCCTGAACAGCCAGGAGGTCTAGCGATGGCTGTTCATACGTCTCCATATGGACAGCCTACTTAGCCGCGAACAACCGGCACCATCCACGAACGACCGCCTGGCACCGTGCTGGTGGTCAAGCATCCAAGCATTGATACCAAGTGAGGCAGCACCGACAAGGGCGACTTAATTGCGCTTCCGCTAGAAGCACCATCGCGCCATTCCAGTTCCATCACGTCCAGCTTTAGACGCTTCAAATCCTTGTTTGGCACGCCTGGTACTAGCTCGCCGGTGCCGCTAGCAGCAGTGCCGCCAAGCCCTGTGATTAGCGCAGGATTGCCAAGCAGCGCCTCTGCTAAATCAAAAGTGGCCAGTTCCACCTCGCGGGGCACCGTAGTGGCGTCGTATGACTTCTCACTACATTGGGCATCCTTCCTTGGCCATGACAACGGCTGCCCCGCTACCGCCCGTGTGCCAATCCAGCCAAGGGTTTACAGCTGCCGCGTTGCCTGAATCAAGGCGTTTTCTTGCTGCGCCAGTGGGATCAAAGGATCGGACCACTTCAGCGTGCCCAGCATGGTGCCAGCGATTGCGTCAGCTTCTAGCACTGACAGATAGCTGTTATCGACAGTTGAACCACCTAGCTTTGCAAGCGACATCGCCTTTTGGCCTAGGTTCCCCCGCGCAAATTGATCGCAGCTTCCAAAGTCAGTTTGCCGTCTACAAAATCTTGCCCCAGTTTTTTGCCCAAGATCGCCGTTGCTGTTGACGGGTTACTGCGCAGCCAAGCCTCAGTGGCCTTCTTTGTTGGTGCGATCTCAGCGGTTTTGCTATCCCCCTCAGCGGGTCGCGTCTGGCTAAAAAAGCTCTCAGGCAACAGCACGCAACGACAATTTGGGTGAGGACTCTGCTTTACGTAGTCCATCGGATACCGTTTGCCATCACGCCCCATGCAGGTAGCGCAAACTCGGCTATCAAGCATGGCTGACCACACCTGCTGATTATCCTCTTGCCACTTGGGGCTCGTCTCAATCTGCCAAAGCAGCTGCTGAGCAATGCTGCCCGTATCCTGCACGCCGCTAGTGATAATTGCTTGTACGTGGCGTTCTGTTGGCTTTATCACCGCGTCCGCAAACACTTTGCCAACGTCATCAGGGAACAACCCAAGCACTCGACTGAGCTTGTCTGCCACAGACTGCGGCAGCCTGTCTACTAACAACTCGCCCCATGGCACACCGTTCACAATCACTTGTCCCATTGCCTGACGAGTAACCGCAGCAGCTGCTAGCCCGCCTGTTGTGGTTGCCCCGGTGCTAGCCACTACCTGCCGCGCCAAGCTCAGTTGTTGCCCAACAAACTCTTGCATTAGCTCACTGGCTTGCATTGTCTGCATCAGTGGCGCCGCGTAATTTTGCTGCATATAAACTTCAACGGCTGACCTCAGCTCCCGGATGCGGGCAGCACGATTTGGGCCAATTTCGGTCAGACCGTAGACATCAATCTGACCGCGCACCCAGCCCAGGGCTTCGCGCAATCGCTTCAGCGCGTACCTAGTCAGCTTTTGTTCTAGCTTGCGCTGCTTGATTGCCTGCGCCAAAAATTGCTCAATATCCAAGGCGTTTCCACTCCTGCTCAAAATACCGAGCCATAGGAAACTCAGTCTGCAGCACGGGGCTGATCCAGTCACGCCCTGGCAGTCGCTGACCAGTCTTTGTGACGTACCCAGTCAAGATCAACGAGCTATACGGCGTGTTCCATGTGAACAGGCACGTTGTCGCGTTCAGCATGGCTCGCTCTTGCGACTGCTTAAATGCTCCTGTATCAACGATGTTCCGAGGGCTGGTAACGACCTGCTTGTTTTGGCGGATTGTCACGTTTGGCCACTCATAAACGGCCGCATCTATTGATTCCTTGAACTTCGGGAACACTTCAGTGCAATACTTGCCAAAAACAAAACGAGCCCGCTGCACAAGCTGAGGCCCGTTCCATTTGCTAATGTCAACCTTAGCGTTAATCTTCACCGCAAATTATCTCCGTGATTGCCCGCCTTAGCAGCATATTGTTATAATGAAGCTGGCCAATCATAATCGCTAACTGCTCGCGCGGCAGTGTCATGGCAAGCCGCCTGGTAGTTTCCAACGCTAACTCTTGTTCAAGAGTCATCCTCGGGCCAACGCCAGGCGCTTTTGCCATCGTCTCATTCCTTTAGAAAGTGCCGCAGTCGATTGTGCCAATGCCAATGAACAAGTTAGTGCCAGACGCAGCACCCATGTTCGAAGACTTAGTGGTCGGCGCTGTCGTGGTGCCAATGGTTAGGCCATCCTCTACGGTCAGCGTCCGCGCAGCCAGCACATAGTCAGAAGACAGATCAGGAATATCTGCCTTAGCCAGTGCGCGGAACGACGGCACCGCATTAGCGCCAGTTGCAGGGCCCGCCAGAATCGTGTTGGCTGCTTCCGCTGCTGACGTGATAGCAATCGTGCCGCTAGTCGTAACAGGGCTGCCAGTTACGGTCAGCCACGAGGGCACTGTTACAGCAACGCTCGAAACCGTGCCGCCACCACCACCAGAAGGCAGCACCACCCAAGTCGTGCCGTCATAGATCCAGCTGCCGCTAACGCCTGACGCGGAACCAGAAACAACGCAGATATCACCAGCATTTAGCGAACCAGCCGCTGCAATGCCGCCAGCTGCTGCGCCCTTGTTAATAAGCGCGGCTGTGATCTTAAGCGCTGTAGTGGCACCAGTCGCAGCTGTGACATCAGTATCAGCAAGCGAATAGACCTTCGCCGTGTTTGGCGTTTTATTGACCCACTTTGACGCGGTGTTGTCCCACGCCAGTAGCTGACCGTTTGTGGGCGTTGTAATGGTCGTATCGGTCAGCTTGCTCAACGGCAGGTTGGTAAGCGTGCCGGCGCCAAAATCAATGTTGCCGCCAAAGACCGTGTTGCCGTTAAAGGTCTGCGCACCTGTCCAGGTGTTAGCAGTGCCTAAATTGGCAAACTTCCCAGCGCCGGCAATGGCAACGACTGACGTTGCAGTACCGCCAGCACCGCTCCCCTTGCCGTAGTAAAGCGTGTCGTCCTGCTCGTTAAACGCAAGTTCACCGTTGAGCAGAGTAGCCGGCGCGCCTGCAGCCCCACCAGCTGCACGACGCTTGATTCGAATGTTGGTGGCCATCTGCGACGGGGCGCTGTACTTGGCCTAGGTTTCCGTCAGA